CTTCTCCGGCACAGCAGACGGCTTCGTGGTTTCCTTGCGTACTTCTGGCTCACTGTCGTCGTCAGCAGCTACTTCCACTTTCGATTTCTTGGCCTTTGGCTTTGCTGCCGGGGCAGCTTCTTCCTCGCCGGAGTCTTCGTCTTGGGACTGAACAGCGGGTGGCTTTCCTGCCAGAGCGGGAGGAATGCTTTTGGGTAGACCGTCCGCAGCAGCCACAGTCATTACCACAGCGCGTTGCGCATCCGCAGTTGTTGCCTGCCGCTGCACAATCGCATACTCGTCATCAGTCAACCAGCGCATCGGCTGGAAGAACAGCTTCGGAGATTCTGCTTTGGTGTCGAAGCGCATGCGGGTGACAATCTGCTCCGGGTTGATCGGTGGCGACTGCACTGCCAGATAACGAGCGAAGGCTTGCAGCGGACGCTTATCACCTTCTTCCTTGCCGAAGACCGACGTGGCAGGAAGCGTCAACTGAAGCACGTCCCCATCAGGGTTGTTCTCCAGCACGACAGCTAAGCGTTGCTGATACCGGCATGCACGGCTGTTGCCGTTGCCGCTGCCAGCGATGTTCTGTGGGCAGCTCATGCAGGTGATGCTCTGTGGGCTATCGATAGACGCGTCTGGCTTCTCGCCGTCATTCGACCAGCAATCAGGACCAGCAGGATTCTCTGCGTCGTACTTCGCCATGTAGAACACACGGCTAACCTTCGGTGCAGCTTTGACGATGATGACATCAAGATGGCGCTCATCAACAGCCGCAATCTCTTTACCGCTGGCGACAAGACGGAACACACCACCTTTAATGCTGATGCGTTTGATGCCTGAACCAGCGCCGCCACCGGTTAGGGCTTTAGCGGTATCTGACAGCTCGTTGTTACGTGCGAATGCAGGAACTTGGGACGGATTAAATAGCGATACGTTGCTCATGGGTAGTCTCACTTTGACGGTTTAGTTACACGGATTTCGAACTCGGTGTTCGAATTTAGACCGGGCGGTACAAGCCCCGGGTTCTCTTCAAGGAACGTAGACATGTTGGTCTGTGCAATACGCTTCTCCAACAGATCAACGACATCGTGCTCGACAACAAACTTCTTGAACGAGTCCCAGTCGGTGGTGTTGTAGCGCGTCTTGGTGACCATTGTCACCGTCCCGAAGGCGGTGTTGACCGATCTAACACCGAGCGCCTTCATCTGATCTTTCATAGCAAAGCGAAGTTCGTCTTGCTGAGCCTTCAGATTTTCAAGCTTGGTGTCGTACTCTTGTGTGAGCTGATCGATCTCTGTCTTGATCTTGCGATAGATTCTCGCAAGCTTATCAAGCGGTACAAGATCATCGGACATTTGCTTCTCCTGTTATTACTTTTTGTCTAGGGTTTGACAGATTACTGCGGATTCGATTTGATTGCAACCCCCTTTCATGAACGCACTTCAGTTGTAAACATGTCAGTTAGCAGAGTGTTATCAGACACTTTGCCTTCCAACGCCTTGAACATCCGCTTCTCAATCGGGCTACCTTGGATGTGCACCACGGTGACTTTGTCTGAGTTCTGGCCTTTGCGATCCGCCCGGGCAATCGCTTGGATATATTGCTCAACAGACATCAATGGACCATAGAAGACCACCGTATCTGCCGCCGTCAACGTGATGCCGTGCGCTGTAGCCTGCGGCTGCATGACGAGTACGCGTGGGTCTTTCTCTTGCTGAAAGCGCCGAATAATCTCACCGCGTTTGTTGGGCGGTATGTCCCCGTGAATGGTGTCGGCGCGGATGTTGTTCTTGGTGAGGTGCGTGAGGATGGTGTCGATGGTGCTGCGGAACATGGCGAACACAATCACCTTGCGACTTGTCTCATCAAGAATCTCTTCCAGTACATTCAGACGTGGTGCGGCATCGAACTCGATGACTTCCTTGTCGTCCGTGTACGCTGCGCCGCAGGATATTTGCAGTAGCTTCGATACCCCTGCTGCGGCGTTGACCGCTGTGATCGTCTCGCCCGCAGCTTGGACCATCATGCGTTCTTTCAGCAGGTTGTAGTACTTGGCTTGCTGTGGTGTCAGTGGCACTTCGCGGGTCTGTGTGATAACCGGTGGCAGGTCAAGACACTGTTCTTTGGTAAAGCGAATCGCAGGCTGCAAGGCATCATGCACATCGTCTGCGGCATTTTGTTTGGGCATCCACTTAAACTGCGTGGCTTTGTACATCACCTTGTCGCGCCAGCCAGTAAAGAACTTAGGCACACCTAGTGGGTTGACCAGTCTGGCTAGGCCGTACGCATCCGCAGGCGACTGCGATGCAGGGGTGCCCGTCATCATCCACAGGTGGGTGGTTGGTTTCAGGATCGAGTTCAGCGCCTTCCAGCGTTTAGTCGTGATGGTTTTGTATGCGTTAGCTTCGTCAACGATCACCAGATCGAACCTGCCGTCGTTGTTGATCTCGTTGGCAATTAAGTTCAGCCCGTCATAGTTGGTGATGACGAACTCGTAGTTCTCTTGCACCATCTCGATACGCCGACTAGCTTGGTAATGGTGCGCGATGATGGCCGAGCGATGAATAATGCTGTTGTTCAAGTCATTCATCCATGCGCTCTGCATGATCGACAGTGGGCACAGAATCAAGCAGCGACGTACGTCGCCGCGCTCCATCAGGTAGTCCGCTGCCCAAAGCGCCGAGAGGGTTTTACCCGTGCCGGGTTCCGAGAACACAAAAGCTTTTTTGTTGAGAGTGAGAAACGCTGACGTTTCAATTTGGTGTGCCATCGGTTTGTACTTGCCCGGCCACGCATAACGGCAACTAATTGGAGATGGTACGTTCTTGACGCCAAGGTTTTTGAGAACACGAACTTCGTCGAGGCCGAAATAAACGGCGATTTCTGCGCTTCCATCATCATATCTTTGTACCACCTTATGTTTAGGGATGATGCTGTACTTACTTGGGTTGCGTGTCTTGAACAGCAACGCCTTGTCTTCAATTATCTGCACTTGCTTCTCCTATTTATTGTCGCTCCTATTTGCCGCCTTGCTTCTGACTCGCAGGTTGTTCCTTGTTGTTGAACCACCGCTACGCAGTGGCTTCTTATGGTCAACATCTTTGCCATCACCTTTCGTAACAGCGCCTTCCTTCTCCATCAAGCGCCGTGCTTTGACGCGCTCCCCTCGCTTCTTGATTTGCTCTGGTTGTGCGTGGTAGTTCTGATATTCCGATTTGTAGTTGCGTGGCATGTAAGCCTCCTAATGTTTTGGGTGATACTCACAAGTGGTCACCGGACACCACGGACATAGTGGCGACGGCTTTGGGTTCCATACATTGACATCGTGTGCTTGCTCGATACGGGCAATACGCTCCCTGTATTCCCACCACACAGGCTCGATGTCTTCCCGCGTGTACGTGGCTTTGACCATGTCGTTTTTAACGACGAACAAAAGTGCTGCGTTGATTTTTCTAACGTGAGGGAAATGGGCAAACACCATGAGAGCCATGAGCTGGAGCTGCTCCCTGTCTGGGTACCGGTTGCTTCCCGTTTTGTAATCGACCACCCATGCCGTCAGGTTGTCATCTTCTACTATCAACAAGTCTGCTATGCCCCGCACCCAGACCTTCTTGTCCGTCCAGTCGCACGGTTGCAGGTCGCTGGTGAGCGCCATTTTGTTTTCGCATAGCTTCCTGCCGGGCTTGGCAATCAATGCGTCGAGCGTGTCTTGGATGAACTTGAAATGCTCTGGCAGTGGTTTGCCATCCCGGACGTACTCTTCTGCAGCTAGGTGCAGGTCGGTGCCGTAGCGCGTGGCTTCTGTCTCGGTAAACTTGTAGTTCTTCAAGACCCGTACTTCCTGATACCTACGCGCACATCCTTCGTAATCCTTCAGGGCGCTATGCGACCAGACGACTTTATTTTCCATCGGTTTCTTTCAAAGGTTCTTGACAGCGAATGACGTACTTACCCGCGTGACCCATGTAGCCACCGCACACCGACCCCCAGCTTTGCGTGAAGCAAGAGGCCTCCCCGTTATACGGGCAGTCGTCGTTGTGTAGCGGAAACGCGCCTTCCTCGCTGTTGGGGTACGGCTTGATGGCAACCGCACGGTACTTCAGCGCCACGAACTCGTCGTGCTCTTTGTCGTACTGAATCTCGTTAATCATTCGAACCTCGCTGAGTCAATCGCGTCGTTCAACCGCTTGGCAAACTCGGTAACGAACCGCTCATTTTTGTTTAGGGTGTGCTCGTCCATGTCGTACAGGATGGCGTGCACCAGCTCGTGCCAGAACGAGTCGTTCATCTCCTTGCGTGTGTACTTACGTCCTGTGCTGTTGCTACGCTTGGCAAGCTGTATCTTGCGTTTGTCGTAGAACACCCGCGCCATGTCGCCCTTGTTCAGCATGGTCTCCACTACATCCACGGAGTACCGTTGCTTCCCTATGCGTATCGTGCGCGGCAATGCTAGTTTCTGTCGCGTTTTGTTCATACTTCTCCTTATTAGCCTTTGGCTAGGCCGTATCGTTGGTGATAACCTACTTCTGAATTCAATGGAACGCCGAGCATGTACTTCGGTTCCTTGACCATCTGCTCGTACACCCACTGTGTTGCTGCTTCGCCCTCTGCTGCGGGTGCTAGTGCCCACGCCTCATCGTGCACCGTGCCAACCACGGGATAACGCTTCGATATACGCAGCATCCCATCCGTCATAACGATTCTTGCCAACGCCTGCGTCACGTTGTTGGTGATCTTCCCTGCGTACAGCTTGGTATCGTCCGCGCCATACACGTACTGATTCCTTCCGCGAGCATCTTTTTGGATGCGCAGATTGGGGTACAGCAGCTTCATTCCGTTGGGCAGTTCGATCTCTTCCTTGCGGAAGATTAGACATTTATACGCGAACTCTTTGCCGCCGTAAAGACTGCGCTCCAGCAGGCTGGTGCACATTTCCCAAAAGCCAACAACCGGGTATGCCGTGGATCGGTAGATGTCGATGATCTTCTTTGCTGCAACGCAATGAATCAGCAGCTCCTTCATCGTGCAGGTGTGGGGTATCGCCTCCAGCTTCATGACGTTATCCGGCCACGCCAGAAACTGGTCCACGTAGTCTTTGGTCACGCCCAGCTTCTTAGCGAACGCCATGTCATAGCGCACGGGTGGTGCGCCCAGAAACCCCACCAGAAGCTGCGCAGCGAACGATGCCCACCCCAGACCATAACCGCAACCAAGCAAGGCACTTTTTGCCGACTGTCGCAGGTCAGGGTGTGTATCTTTTGTTAAGTCCGGGATGTTGAACATCTGCCGCCCGAACATCGAGTACGCGTCCTGCCCCGAGCGGAATATCTCCAGCAGGTCTTCATAATCTGACAACCATCCCAGTACCCGTGGCTCGATCTGCGACAAGTCACCTGCGACCACCACGTACCCATCCGGGGCCATGATCGCCTTGCGCA